TCATCTTCACCTCGAACCATTTTGGACATGAAGTCAAATTTAAACAGCATTAGCAAACCCTCGCATATCGACCAAAACGATCCCCGCGACGAGAAATACCAACCCCACAGTCAGGGTACAAGTCGCTCAAATAAGATCGAATATCTTTAGCCATAAAATAAACATCCTTACGCCCATTCGGCGCTATCATGTCCATGATTACCAGATGGTCACTAGAATTGCGACCAAAAACCTCAACACCACTGTAGTCGCCGCTCTTAACCTCGCCATCCGTAAGCCAAGCCCAAGTCACAAAACCAACGCACTTACCGTCACGATAAGAAAAACGAATCTTCTTACTCTTAATCGCAGGAAGTAAACGCCACGCAATCGTCTCACTCCGAAAACCACTGTACGGCTTAACAGTCGTCCATAGATTCAAAGCATCGGCAAGCATCAGTACCGTCCTAAACCGCCAAATATAGGTACAACCCCGCCACTCATCATCTGAACAGGAGCACTCCCAACACTCGCATTGTCACCAACCATACGACCCGGACCAGCAAAACCCTGCTGAGGTGGTGCCATCCCCTGCTGTGAAGGAGGAGGTGGACGCATAGCGCCCATCGGAACACCACCCTGCTGTGCAAAACTAGCGCCCTGTGGAGGACCGCCAATAGGCTGCTGCTGTGGTGGAGGTGCCATCTGAGGAGGAGGGGCCATCATCATCTGCTGCTGCTGTTGAGCCTGCTGCTTCTGCATGAAACTACTCTTGCGATTGCGTAACGAACTCTTAAAACCAGCACGGCCCTTCGCACTCCCACCATAACCACCAGCACTAGATAACTGAGGCTGCTGTGGTCCGCCCATCGGAGGAGGCCCCATAGGCGGCTGACCCATCATAGGTGGCTGGCCCATCGGTGGAGCCATCCCACCCATATTAGGCATCTGTGGTGATTGACCAGATGGAGGCCCCATCGGCCCACCCATAGGAGGCCCCATCGGAGTAGTCATAACAGCCGCCATCAATAAACCTCCTGAATTTCAAGCCAATCCTAGCAAGAACAAAAGATTTAATCAATAACCTCCAACAAACCATTCCGAATCATACTGCCAGCTAACGCATCACGGCTATGAAAGTAATAATTCTTCCCATTCCACTCACACATCTCCATCGCAGCACGCCGCATAAACAAACCCTCATCCTCAGAACTCTTCCTGCGCTCCTGCATAACAGGTACAACCTCGCCAGCACCCTGAGCATTAAACTCACGAACATCGCCGTAATTCAATCTATATCTAGGCATACATAATTCTCCACTTTAGATGGTAGGGTATGGGAAGATACGGGAGGCGTCAATGGGGATTTTTTTGAAAAATTTTTTGAGGGTGCCCATAAGGTCCCCAGATAGTGAAAACATTTTTCGAGGTGACTGTAGGTGGAAAACACTGTGTAGTTCTCCAGCCCGATAGACGTGGGGCCGAAAAGGGGTGCATACCCCATAAAGCCCGATTTCCTGAACATTTGTTCGGGTTGGATAGGGTACCTTAGAAAAGCAAAAAGCCCGCACTAGGCGGGCCTCTGTGTTGTTGTGGGGTAGTGTTGACGCTATCGCGTCAACGTTTCCACACGGTTGTGCCACCATTCGAATAGATCATCTGACAACCCTGCCCAAATACTAGGGTTTCCAATGCGATGCTCTGGCAACAATGTCGCGCCTTGTGTTTGCGTCTCAAATATCGCCGGAACGCTATACGATGTGTGTGCCGTGCCGTCGCCATATGACGCGCCATTCGCTTGTTGCGTATTTGTGATTACGCCAGCGTCACCAATACGCGAACGTATCTCACTAACAGCGGCGCGGACACGTTGCTCACTACATCCGGTGGCGTCCATGATCTGTTGCGTCGTCGCGCCACCCGCGCCGCGCATCATAGTATATTGGACGCCAACGCGCGCGCCGCGACGGAATGGTTGTTCCGGTGTTGTGTGAACAATTGTTCGTGCGCCACCCTCAACACGCGCCGTGTTGGTATGGTCCACTAGGTTCAAAAGAAATTTCACCCAATTGATAATTTTGTCAGCCTCAATTGTGCCGCTTGCTTGGCGAAATTCAATTGTGCCGCGTGACCATGTTTCCAAGTTAACCGCGGTGAATTTTCCAAACGTCAATTCGCGAATGGTTGTTGCCGCGTCAACGCGTGCAAGGGATAGCGGTGAGCAATAGCGGTTGTTGGTGCGCGAACTTGGGAACATTGTGTCTACTGTTGATTGTTGGCGCGTGTAACGGTGTAGAATATCTTGAACCGCGATGAAATCCATAGGATCGGCATATGCGCCCGTGATATAACGTCCGGTTGTGGCGCGTGCTTGGATGCTATCGCCACAAAATCGGACAGCGTTTGTGCTATCGTTTAACGGCGCATTGCCGATATGGACGTGCAAACCGCATTTAGAATTAACGTCCGCGCCAACACTATCTAATGCGCGGCAAATTTTCTTGATATAGTCAAAAGCAAAATCGCAAGCGGCAAGCGGTGGCAATACGATTTCAGCGTCAACACCGGGTGTACCGTCCGGTTTTACATCGCAACCGCGAATTTCAGCGTCATTAAATGCGCTTTTGATTGCCATTAAACTTGCGCCGCTTGTTTCGATTTCTATTCCAAAAGTATAAGTCATTGTTTTCATTACCTTTTTGCTAGATTGTAGGGCAAAGCTGTCGCCCTATACCTATTCTTAACCCATATTATCCCATAAAACAAGGGAATAATTGGGATAAGGCGAACAATTGTTCCGGATAGTATTTCAGGCGCGGCGCGGCGCTATTCAATCGGCACAAAAAAACGCGCGACATTTAGAAGGAATGCGCGCGCGATCATGTATGTATGTATGTATATATGTATGTATGTATATATTTATGTATATATATAACCCCGAACCCCGAACCCCGAAGCCCGAACCCGAAAGCCCGAACCCCGAATCCCGATTAATTAGTAATGAGTCCACCCATAGTCATCGAACCTTGACCTATAGTCCGTCCCACTCTCCCGAATCGCGATGTGATCATATCCCGATTGCTTGAGCCCATCAAACCGAACATATCCCACGACCCATGATTTTGCCTCGTCGTAATTGTCTGACTCGTGCAATGTAATCCGATCAAATTCAGTCTCACACCCCAAAACTTGATACTTCATGCTGCATCCTCCTGCTCTAAAACTTCCATTGCGTGCTCAAGTGCTTCCTGATCGCTATCAATCCCGTAACAAGTGAAGCAATGGTAATCGACCCACTGCCCTCCGATTGGCGTTTGCAAGTTAAAGTTGCTGGTTCCGTTCCACTCAATGCGCAAGTGCTGCTCGTTGTGCTCTACTTCCCAATGTTTCATTGTTTCTCTCCTATACTGCTACGTTGCGACCACGGCGTTTGCCGTCTGGGTAGATGATAGTGACGCGAGGCTTCGCCCCTTCTTTCCAGTTTACAATCTGTTTACTGAGTTCGATTGTTTGGCGGATAGCGTCTTCCTTGGATTCGCTATTTGCGTGAGCGTGGTGGCAAGGGCCGATCTTGATTGATGTTTCGAACATTGTCTCTCTCCTGTTTACTAGAATACTCCCACATTATCCCACACCTATATAGATGTCAACAAGAAAAATTAAAAAAGATTCGCGCTATCCGGGTTAGCGCGATTCTCGGACAATTGTTCGGGTTAGCTAATCTAGCTAATCCGCCCGGAGTTCGCATCGACTCGCCCGGCAACGTGGGGATTGGGACGACCCGGAGACCCGGAACCCGAACCCGAACAATTAATCGGGTTATTATCCCCGGCGATCCCGAACCCGACCAAAAAGCCCGATTCGTAAGACCCCGAAAATAGCCCCGTACAGTAACCCGAACAAGTTTAAGCACCCCGAACCCGATTAAAACCGCTTCGGCGCTCTGGCGTGCGTTTCAGGGCCTCTCAGGCCCCGCCAAGGGCCGCGCCCACTGCGCAGCCCTCTATTCCGCCACATCTTCGCTATCGCAAGTTATGCTAATTTGTTCGGATTCTATGGGATTTTGTTCAGGTGTTACATCAATCATGCGATCTTTAGCGCGGGTCATAAATTCTTGGAGTTGTTCAACGATTTGATCACGGGTTAGGTTCTCAACGTTTTCGTGGGTAACGTGGCTACGAGCTACCATGAGTCCTGTTACTTTCAGGCGCAGTTCTTCTGCTTTAATTGCTGCTCCGAAGTTCCCTGCTTCCCATGCTTCGTCTCTGAGTCGCTGCATATCCCGAACAGATTTGGTTATTGTGACTCCGTACTTGCTTTCGAGTTCGGTTCTCATTTCTTCCATGCGTTCGCGCACGACTGGGTTATTGAGGAGTTGCACGGCTCGCACGTTTGGCGATTTGTAACCGGCTGCTCTTGCTGCTCCTGTCTGGGTCATATCTTTATGAATGTAGTTATCCAGAAACTTCTGTTGTTGTGGCTGCAATCTGCGTCCACCTTTTTCGATCTGCTCACCGACTTTTGGCATGTTTTATTCCGAACAATTTACTGGGTTATGATTTGGTATTTTGTTTAGGGTTTTTGATCTCATGGCTGACGTGTATTGCGACCCGTCTTGCGCCTGCCATTGTATCCTTGTTGCGTTACCGCCTCTCAGCTTATCCTTGTACTTGTGGACTTCGACGACAACGAAATGGGTTACGACCTTTTTCTTTCCTACTGTGATCAGATCGTAGAACATCTGGCCGACCTCTGGTTCCGAGTGCAGGTAGACCTTATACCTGCCTTTTGCGTCTCGCATGTATTTTGGAAAGTTCAACATCGTTCGACGATACCCCGACAGGCCCGACAGGTCAACACCATAACAACCCATTTCTTCCCATACTACAGATCCTCAACATCAGCCCCTTTTCATCAACATCAGAGAGGGGGCCTTTAAGCCCCTCTATATGTATATATAGAGCAGTCATCTTGACGCTAAGATGTATTTGATAACAAACAACAATCTACGTCAAAATCAACTCTTGACGCTGTTGACGTAAACCACTTAAACCGTTGATTTAATTCAACAATCTACGTCAACATCAACTACGTCAACTTTGACGCGGCTTTTTCTTGACGTAAATAATCGTTTATAATCAGTACATAATTTTTCTTACATTTTCTGCTTGACTTGCCTATATGGTATGGTTATACATGGGACATCTAGTATAAAACGGAGTATATATATCATGGATGATTGGACAACACAGGAAAAGATTGAAGCCATTGAAGAGGTGATTGCTGATAGCAACGTAGAGCTTGCTTACGCGGAGGCTGATGGCTCTAATTTGGTTTATGAAATTCGTCAAGTTTTGGCTGAATCATATCGCCAGTTAACTGCACTTAAAGCGGAGACAGTATAATGACACAGTTTGAAAGCACAGCCAAGGGCCGCATTTTACGCGATTTGAGCGGCGACCTTATGGATAGCAACCACGCGACACGGCGGATGTTTCGCTGTTGGTTGGACGGTTCTTATCTTGGCGAGGATCACTACCGCGCTAATCTGGAATTCATCAAGGGCAATAGCCATGACCGCAAGGCCATGCGTTCTTTTATCATCAACGAGTTCTGTAAGTATTCGGCTCACGATGCGCAATGTTCTGCGGGTTACGCGCAAAATGTTATCGCCAAGGCTTTCCCTATCGAGGCTCTTGCGCTTCTCAATGACGCCTTGATTGACGAGGCTATTGAGTTTGGCGCAGAGCAAGCGGAGGCTGCGTAATGTTATATATGGCATATGGAATGAACACGAACAGGGACGCAATGAAAGTACGTTGCCCGAAGGCCAAGGCGTTGGGCGGGTTTTACCTGCCCGACACACGGTTGGTTTTTCGCGGTGTTGCTGACATTATGCCCGACGAGAACACGATCTGCCCTGTTGTGCTGTGGGAGATCACCGATGATTGCCTGCGTGCGTTGGATCGGCTTGAAGGTTATCCGACATTATACGGGCGGCGCAAGATGAACGGCGATTGGATCACTTACGAGATGAACGACAAAAGCCGAACAAGTCCGCCTAATGGTGGCTATTACAAGATGATTGATGATGGCTACAATGATTTTGGCTTGGACGATTACTGGCTGCGGCGTGCTTTAGCCGATGCTGAGGAGGAAGCAGCATGAAAATACCAAAAGAATTACAGTATGAAGGGGATTGGCCTTGGGTGACGTTTAAAAATACTTCAAAGCAGGGACTAGCTGTAAGCAAAGATGTTGGAGGGCTGACATTGGTTGCAACATGGGTAAGAACGGACAGTTTTACCAAGGAAACCGCGTGATGGATTGGGGAGATTGGGAGGATTGGTTAATTCACGGCGTTAGTTTTGCGCTTGTGGTGTTTTGGATTGCTGGCGTTTGTGCTGGCTGGTTTTAGGAGAATGACTATGGAGAAAAGAAGTTATAAGGCTTGGAGTGAGTACGACGACATTACGTTGGTTGATTTTCGTGACAAGGGTGTTGCCATTCGCATTATTGCGGGTGTTATGCAGCGCACGGAATCGTCGATCCACAACCGCATTGCATTTTTGAAGGTGGGTACTAAGAAGAAGATTAAGTTGCATTTGGAACCCGAACAGAAATTCCTTGATAAGTATATTAAGTGGGTTGATCGGATGGTATTTAGGCGCTAGGATTTAGGTGCGGACTGGGGAGTTCGCGGCCTCTTACTTGAGGGTTTTTTACTTTGAATTGAATCAGAATTAGGGCGGTTTTTCCGCCCTTTTTCGTGTTTGGAACCCGAACAAGTGTTTGACTTGACCCGCGCGATTTTGCGGGGTATTTTGATTTTGCAGCGGTTAGTCCTCAACCTGTACCGCCTGCACTGCTCGAACATCAACTCCCCCGCTTGGCTAGGTTTCGCACTGCAACGGCGGGGGTTTTTTTATGCGTTGTGGTTTTGGTGATCACGTAACCATACCAATCATCGTATGTCTAAGAATCCCGTTTCTTGTAACATACATGGTTTTGGGCGAGTTTCCCCCGATGACAAAACGGATTTAAATCCCGATTATAATCCGCCCCGAACATAATATTTCTTATTTAGTCCTTGACCCCCGACATAAGATTTGTTATGCAGGGTTATCTAGTAAACAATGGAGAGTTATCATGGGCTTAGATATGTATTTAACGGGCGACAAGTTCACGCCTACGCATGACAATAAGCACAAGCGTGCTTTAGTTGACGGCTACGAGGTTGAGAGCCAACGGCTTGCATTAGGCTACTGGAGCAAGAATTGGGCGTTGCACGATTTCATCTCAGAGAAGTACGGCGATGGCGAGAGCAAGGTTGAGCTTAAAGACGAGGAGTTGCTTGAGATTGCGGACGCTGTTGAGCAGGGGTTGCTGGTTGACCCCAATGACGGCGGTGACATGCCGCATTATCAGGAGGTTTATGCGTATCACAGAGAACCCGAACAGGTTGCTAATACGGTGAAGATTTTCCGAGATGCTCATGACTGGGTTAGTCGCAATGATGGTTTTTGGCGTGACGTTACATATTACGGGAGTTGGTGAATATGGCGTTAGAGAATCATCTGATTGATGAAGTAAGCCATACAAAAAACAAGGAGGGGTTGATCATAAGTTATTCATCATACCTTGTCTCTAATCAGCGTGGCGTAAGTCAGTTTTTTGAGGGTAAGAAGATTTGGTATTTGTCTCAGCAGGCCAAAAGGATTGGAATTATAACGCGAAAAGATTTCTTGAGCACAATGCAGATTTATTCTGAGGGTGACACTTACCATTACATTTATTCTTTTATGGGTAAGGATGGGAAATTTTTATACATTGGTCAGACGCAAGACTTTGATGTGAGGATGAGGCAGCACAAAAGAAAACACTGGTGGGGATCAGTTTTAGAAATACGGTTGGAGCGTTCTTCATCTAGGAAGGTTGCCATTAAAAGGGAGAAAGACCTTATCCAAAAACTCCGTCCTAAGCACAATAAGGAGTTTTTGAGCAACCCGAAAAAGCTGAAGAACGGGGATGTTCCCCCAGTTGTTAACGTAAAAATCGACTTAGAGAGGATTAGTGATGAGTAAGATTGGAAATTATGTGGTTGAGATGCAGGAGATGGTAAGCACCCGACCCTGTCCATATTGCAATGGTGATGGGCAGGTAGAGGTTGCTTTAGCTCCCGATTGCTTCCGCGAGGATGATTGCGAGAACTGCAACGGTTCTGGAGAAATTGTATTGGAGGATGAAGATGAGTGAGCGTGATATGGAACGTATGTTGGACGAGGTTTTTGAAAAAGTATTCGGGAGTAAATGGTAATGGAGAAACCGACTTTTCGTTACTTGCTTGACCGCTTGGGCGATGTGAAGACGCAATCTGATCTTGAGGATGTTAAGTATGAGATTGAGGGGTTTTTGCCCCTTGATCGCTTTGAGGAAACTCAGGATTTTGACGTTAACTCTGCAATTTTTAAGGTGAAGCGTGACTACGTTGAGCGTGCTTTGGTGAAGTCCGACACGTTATACGAGGCTTCGGACTTGCTTGGCTTAAAGAGTTATCAGGTTTTAGTTAACTGGATGAAGAAGCTAGGGATTAAGAAATGATCTTCTGGCATTTACTTGTGTTGACCTACACTGTTGAGGAGCACACGTTTGAGGCGATGATTGCGTTTAAAGACCAGTTAAGTTGCGCTGCGGCTATGGATAAGATTTATCCTGTGATTTATTCGGAATATCGTGATAGCATGGCGCAATGTATTAAGACTGAAGATGCGTCTGGTTATACGGTTAGGCCAAAACCGCGTCCGAAAGGTTTATAATGAGTTTAACTCCTGAGCGTGTGGAGAAAATTATTTCGGGTGTCTTGCAAGAGATACCCGATGACGACCTTTCTTTGTCTGACATGCGAAATTTAGTTGTCGAACTTTTATTCGGGTTAGGTTTGAATCCGAGAGATATGCCGTTATTTTTGATAATCTTGGTTGATGCGTATATGGGTGAGCGAATAGTTGATCAAATAAAGAAAGGGTGATATAACCCGAATAAGTTAAGTTTGGAGAGATGAAATGGCTACACCCTCACCTTTTGCCACCAGTTTTAGGCAAGACCTTTCTCCGATGCAGGGAAACCCTCAGTTTATGGGTGGGCTTGGCTCCATGCTTCAGCAGTACCGAGCGCAATTGGGCGGTGGACAGCCTCAGCCTCAGCCCGCACAGTCTCAACCCCAGCCCGCGATGAATCAAATGGGTGGAGCAAACGCTCTACGGGAAGGTTTTCGCGCAAGAATACCAGAGCAGTATCAAATACCAGAAATGCCGTCTGCGAATATCTCAATAGCGCAACAACAACCACGATCACGACCCACGACGTTTGGCCCAGAAAGTTTTGGGACATTTGCTCAGCGGTTAGAACCCGCAAACCCATTCGCAAACAACGAGCAGTACAATGCGATGATGGAATATCAGAAGTCCATGCAGCCTCAGCAAGAGCAGATGGACCGCATGAATGAGTTGCGCACGGCTTTTGAGGGCACTGGCGGCTATAAGGATTACCGCATTAGCCAGATGGAGCAGCAGTTACAGCAGCGGCAACAGAACCCTCGGATGGGCATGGGCCTTGGTGGTATGCGCCCGACAGGTATGAATATGTTCGGCGGAATGCCTAGACCGCAGCAGAATGTGTATGGCGGTCAGCGAGGCTTTGGAGGCAACCCGAACAACTATGGTGGCGGACAGCAGGGCGGTTACGGTATGCCGCAGATGCCACAGCGCAACCCTTACCAACAGGGCGGTTATGGCGGTTATGGTCAGCAGCAAGGTGGTTACGGGATGCAGGGTGGTTACGGTCAGCAGAATCAGTACCAACAGCAGCAATATCAACAGCCTCAGCAACAGTATCAAAGCCCGTACCAACAGGCACGTCCGCAACCGCAACAGTTTGGCGGCTACGGCATGGGTCAATCTTCACAAGGTGGGTATGGTGGTTACGGCGGCATGTCGAACGCTTACACGCCTCAACAATACGGTCAACAAATGGGCGGTCAACCCCAACAATTTGGTAGAATGTATTAAAGCATTTCGCTATAAGTTTGGTGTGGGTGGTTTCATCTAATAAAAATACGCTTAGTCACGGGAATGACGGTTATTTTGATTGGTTGCGTTGCTACCAGACTGCGCCAAACGACTTGAACATCAACGGCCACCCACACGATCATTCTCTTGGAAGTCCGTACCTGTTTTTCATCTGAGTAACGGATTGGTGTGACGTTCCGAATATTTCGGCTATGTCGGCCACTGTCATACCTTTGATCAGCATCTTATTTACCGATGAGGCTTTCTGACTGAGTTCTAGGAGCTTTGGCGCTCCGCCCAGCTTACCGAAGTGTCCGGTAGATGCGTATTGTGGTATTTTAAGTTTTGAGTTCATTGCTCTATCAGTTTTGTTTTGGTTTTCCCAAGCTCTTTTGTATATGTCTTGGTACTTGTTAATTTGCCATTCTTGTAATTCTTGTTTCACTATTCCACGTCCTTTTCGGCTTTTAGTTTTGTGTCAAGTATTTCTAGGAGAGCTTCGATCTCCTCCATTTGTTGCTTGACCGTATGGTTCCCCCTTTCGTCGGCCCTTTTTCTTGCCGTCATAGCGCACCGTCTAGTCCTCTCTAAAACTATAGCAATATCTACGTCCATCGTGCGTCTCCCTTCAGAATGATTGCATCGCCTACAATGCCTGTGTCGCACATCTTTGAAGCCTCTTCGTTGAAGGGTAGTCCTTTTAGAAGTCCCTCTTCGTTAACGAGCACTTGGATGTCTGGGTCAGTTGGTGATCGAACCATCTCGACTAATCCACCGACCAGTTCTTGCGCACGTTCTAATGACGGCGCTTTTGTTTCGAATACATGAATCATATCTTTTCTCCTATGTGATCTGGGATTATTACCATAGGTTCCCACCCGGCGCAAGACAAAAGTTAACAAACTACCGGGTTTTGTTAACCCGAACAACTTATCGGATTATAAATTATCTCGACCTGTCTGGCGCTCGTATTCCCCGCATGACAGTGGACCACCAGAAACGCCGAGCCACTTTTCTGTTCCGCCAGTTGACAGTGAGTATTTGCGGATAAGCCCTTGGGTCATTGCGATTTTAACTGTGTCTTTGACAGTTGTTACGCCGAGTCCTTGAATAACAATAACGCACGGCTCCTGTGGTGGAGTAAGCATTGCTGTGTTATAGACGCCATCCTCTGAACCTCCGAGGGTAACGGCGCGGCCTTCGTTTTCACGCATACGAATGTAGTCTACGATGTGAGCCACGCGATCTCTTGTTGCCTGAGACATAAGAACTGAGCGTAAATCCGCTGATCTATCCACCAGTAGGCCAGTGTCGGGATCACGAATGAAGTTACGGATGTCGCGGTTGGCTGGTCCGTTTGACTTTACGACTGCGCCATCGAACACTGCGTTACGCGAGTATTCCACGCCGAGGTCACGACAGCGTTGTTTACCTGTGCCTTCATCGACAGACCAGACTGCGAATGCAGAACGCACGCCATCAACGATAGCGGATGTACCTCGAATAAGGTTACGCGCTTGTTCCGGTGTTGTGACTGGTTCGTTGTCTTTGATCTTCGCCATGTGGTGATTGACCATGACAGTTGCGCCAGTTTCGGTTGCCATCTGAGCGAGTAGGCCCATGAAAGCAGCCCCAGCGGCAGGGTCAGCGTTTACATCTGCGTGAACGAATGATGCCATAGGGTCAATTACGATTAGTTTTAGCTCAGAAAACTCTAGCATTTGGTCATAGATGCGCGAGAACTCTTCGCCCATCAGATAGCTATTGTCGAACTTTTGCATGATTGGGAAAACGCCACCAAGGTTGGGTAGAGGCAGAACCCGCAGCTTGTGTGCATAGCTTTCTCTTGCACGTTTGGGGTCAAGGCGCGATATGCGCCTGTGCATTTCGTCCTTGTCATCTTCCGCAGTGATTAGGATTACATCTCCGTGCTCTGTAACTGTGCCACCGAACGAGCTTTGCATTGGCGTACCGGATGCGATCTTCATTGCGAGGTCTAGCGTCATCATGCCTTTACCACTGTCACCAGCGGCGGCGAATACGCATGGAACTCCAAGAGGAATTGTATCTGCGATCAGGAACTTCTGCTCTGGTGGCCTGCCAATAAAGTATTTGTTTACAATCAGGCTGTCATCAAGCAGGGAGATTGGCTTCTTGATTTTGCTTTCCTGCGACTTGATGAACTTTTCGATGTCAAAGCCTTCGTCAAGAGCGTCAGCAGCGTCCCACTTCTCTTCCTTTGTGGATGGGATTTTAAGTGTGAGAGTTGTTTTGGCTCCAGCTTCCTTGGCTCCAGCTTCGACAATGCGTGATAGTTTCTTGCCAGCGTCATCGTTGTCAGGCCATAGGATCACTTCTTTGTTGCGCAGTGGCGTGAAGTCAAACTTCTGTGCTGTGTTTTCGGAGAGCATACCCGCACCACCAATGGTACAGGTTGCTGCGTATCCTAGCTGAGTTAGAGCATCTGCGCACTTCTCGCCTTCGACCCAGATGATTTTATCTGCGCCCAAAATGTTCGGGATATTGTATAGGGGTCTAGGCTCCGGGATTCCTTGACGGCCATCCATGAATTGACGGAATTGTTTCTTTGGCTTCCCGGCGCTATCCCGAACAATTTCTCCGGTTACGTCCCGGTCAAAGTATTTGCGAACGGTAACGAGAACTACACCATCGGCGTCCGTGTAGGAATATTCATCCTCGAATGGCGTGCTGGGGCTTATAGATCGTTTTTGTTCGGGTTGTTGTGGCGCGGCTGCGGGAGGTGGAGTTGCCATGACAGAGAAGTTAACTGGATTGTTCGGCTTAACGATATTGACAGGTGGGGCAACGTAGTCTTGCGAGATGTAATCTTTGAAGTGATCAAAGGTTTCGGCAAGGGAATATCCACGGCCTTCTTTTAATATTTTAGAGATGCCACCAACACCATCGCCTGACTCGAAATCTTTACCGCTCAGAAACCAAGGACTGCTAGTGTCGATGTTTATGACCAAAGACCTTCCGGCCTCACCTCTCAGCGATCCAATGAAGAACTCCTTACCTCTTCGGACGCCTGCTGGGTATGTATCTACCAGTGCTTGCAACTGTATGCTGCGAGGAACTTCGCTTGAAATTCTCTTTGCGACCTCTCTCGCCGTCTTGCCAAAACTTAAAATATTCATTATATTGTCCCTGTCCACAACTTAACTACTAAATATGGGATGCCGCCCACCAAGCGCGTCCCATATTTTACTCTTTCCAGCATGTTTCACGAAACTCGCAAAACTTGCATAAGAAGAAATCTTTACTTTGAGCAATACGCGGTAAAATGTCATTGGCTTTTGCAGCCGTCAAGATGTTAACCGCGCGGTCACTTGCCTCTTGAGCGAGCTTTGCATTGTATGGCACCAATTCGTAATACACTTCTGAGGTGTTTTTATTTACAACCGTGAACAATGCGGGGTTTTTGCTCAGGTCCATGTAGGTCTGGTATAGCGCCAATTGCGTTGCGTAGGTCTTGTTTGCCTTCTCAACACCATGCCGAACGAATGCTTTGAACTTGCTATCGTTAGCCGACTTGCATTCCCATAGTGATGGATAGGCCATATCGACTGGGCCATCACAAACAACGCCATCAATGTGTCCTTTGATCTCGCCATCAGCGATAGAGAAACCAAACTGCTTGCCGTCCTTGTCTTCTGTGCGAAGGTCAAAACCAGCGTCTCTGAGCCACTTTGATGCGTAGTCCTCAATCTCATGCCCGAACTGGAAGATGCGCAGTGTACGGGCCGTAAAAGCCTTGTCAGGATCAATGGGTTGGTTCAGGTAGCGGTACTGTATTTTGCGAGAGCATTCATCGCCAATACTTGATGCGCCGATATACTTGCGGCGCTCGCGCTTTTCTTCTCCTGCAACAATCGCGTTATCCACTGCCTCAGTAATCTGTTCGGCAATAGGGTCTGTCCTAGAACGGGATTGAAGTAGAGGGCCAAGTGCCTGTTGACTTAAAGTAAGTGTCTTCGAGTTTTCCAATGTTTATCTCCGCTGCTAGACGTTTTGATTCTTGAATTCCAAAAATTAGGGTGTGGACTTGCTCTTCTGTAAGATCAGAAAAGCGTGTGCTCCATCCGAATATCCCTAATATATGGGCCAGTTCCTTCATTGGTTCTGGCGCTGCTTCCATGTTGCTCAATGTACTGTCTCCTCTTCTGCTGTCATTAAATCCATTACGCTGTTGACTTCATCGGGATCAATATCATCGTTCCTGAACGCTAAACTCATAACGGTTTCTCCCTTGATCATTATGTTTGCACTGCCAAAAATAATTGTTTGATCAGAGTCATGTATTTTGTCATAGAGAATTTCTCCCGCAGATTCCTGCACTTCCGCCATGTCGTTGCTGTTATTTACCCAGCAAATAACCTTAGATTCGGCGCTAGTTATTTCGCCGTCATCTTTTTCGACTATAAAGAGGTGCATTTCAAATCTTGGCATTATGTATTGCCACCTTGAAATTTAATTTGCTCGACTTTTGGCTTTGGGTTTTCCGCAATTAGTTCAGCCCCACATGAGAGATAACCACAGCCATCAATCCAATGGTCTGGGTTTTCTGGGCTAGATTTTATACGGGCCACCTTGAGCAAATTCATCATTACAGCCACGTCATGTGGTGCTATGTGCATTCCAAGGTGAATGCTCCAATATTCAGCTATGGTTGTCAGATTTGACTCCATATACCCATGTTGGGCAGCGCGGTCTTTTGTGACGTATTCTTTTGCCGTGTCGAGCACTTCACTACGTTTCATATCTTTCTCCCTGTCATCTTCTCCCAGTTGTCTGAGATCAGTCTATCAATTTGGTCACGATTAAAATAGTACCCTAAGCAACAAGCCGCTTTGTACTTCGTCCAAGAGAAGTCCATCTCGCTTACTTCCACGCCATTATTGCGCAGAAATTCCTTTTGCTTTGGCGTTGCAGCTTGGTTCAGCCAGCGTTTAGATTTGTTCGCAGCATTGCTGTCTTCGACTTCTCGCAAGAAGTCATCTGCCGCAGCCATCGCCTGTACCTTCTCACCGATTGATACAACTCTTGCGCGTCCGCTCTGGGCCTTTACGATAGCGATCCAGTATTTTCCGATATGACCTACCATAGCGAAGCCTTGAAAGCCTGTAGCCATCATTGCTGTGCCTAATCCATACGGGTCAATCCACATGAATGGGGATAGCTGCATCAGATCGTATTCTGTCATTACGAAGCTGTCTAAAACATCTTTAACTTTTTGTTCAAACTCATATTCACAGAACGGACATATGCGAGTATTTGCAGCGACTTCGCTTTCGCAGTCTGGGCATATTTTTGTTGGCCCTTCGGCATTTGGGTCTTTGGGTCTTCCATCTAGGTTTGCAGTTTCATCTAAAGCCCCGTGAGTAAGTATAGATGTGCCAAAGTCCATGACAACGCAATCGGTCTTGATGGTGTTTGGGTATATCTCAGGATCAAGAATACGCAGACCGCGCCCAATCATCTGCACCATTGTGCCTTTTTGAGAGCATGGTCGCGTTAGGATGATGCAAGACACTGGCGGAGCGTCGAACCCCTCTGTTAGCACCATGACGTTAACGATCACTTGCATGTCACCGAACTCAAGATCGTGCAGCATTGCAGCGCGTTCGTCTTTTGGAGTTTCTCCAATTACGAAATCTGCTTTGACGCCAGCGCGTAGGAAAGCCTCACAGACGTGTTCCGCGTGTAGGACTGTAGAGCAGAACACAACGGTCTTGCGATCCCCTGCCTTTTCTTTCCACTCTTCTACAATGCGTTCGTTAATGACGCGGCGATCCATAATGGCCGCAACCTCTTCCATGTCATACTCTTTGCCACGGCGTGTCACATTATCCAGTTGATCGTTAAGTCCAAGGTCAACAACGTAGGAGGTTGGGCGGACTAGAAAGCCTTCGCGGATTAAAGTTGCCAATTCAATCTGGTGCGCACAATTATTGAATACACTGCGCAAACCTTTGCCATCGCCACGGTTGGGCGTTGCGGTAAAGCCTACGATCTCAGCGTTTTCGTTATCCATGCGAACAGCGTCAATGACTTTGCGGTAGGTGTCCGCAGCCGCATGGTGGCCTTCATCGACTACAACCATGTCGAAAACAGGGCGGTCACGCAGATTGCGATCACGCGACATTGTTTGAATCATTGAGAACACAGCATCGCCGTCCCAGTGCTTGACTGTTCCGTTAACGATGCTTGTTGTGATGTAGGGGTTAACCTTTTCGAACTTAGCTTTGTTCTGTTTAACAAGCTCATCACGATGTTGAATTACAAGAATGCGTTTCCCTTTCTTGTGGCGATTGCCAACGAGAGCGGAAAGCATGATGGTTTTGCCTGCACCTGTGGGGGCGACAACGAGAGTGTTTTTGTGCTTGTCTAACGCGTTACATGCGTCAGACACAGCTACCTCTTGGTATGGTCTGAGTATCATGATTATACCTATTTGCTAGAATAGTTAAGGTGGGGGGATTAGCGGCCACGGCCCCCCGATCCGTGTTCTAGCAGGCGCGGAATGGCCCTGCCGCTAGATTACTTTTGCGCCCAAGAAGGAACTGCGCCGATATTTTGCGCAGGAGCTTGTGGAGGAACATACGCGGAGGCAGCGGGAGTTTGCTGCATCGGGACGTTTCCTTGGGGCAAAAATTCACTATTATTAGGCGTGAGAGCGGCCATCAGTTGATTACTGTCTTTATAGCCGTTCGTGCCTTTCTTGATGCCTACCTTTGCACAAATCTCCATGCCGCTCAAGTCCATCATTCCGCTGACATTGCGGTTTTGCTGGGCCTGTGGCGTCATGTCCGCAGGATCAATGTTGCGTGCGCTTTCGACAATCGACTTCAGCGTGCGCAGACCAATCTCTTTGGCAAGAGGCATACCGCTTGGGCCAATCTTATCGCCATCGACAAAGATGCTGTGCCAGAACTTGCGGCGATCAAACTCACCACCAACGATGGTGAACTCAAGGTTCATCCATTTGGCGGCTGTGCTTGCGGAACGCTTGAACCATTGGCCTTGGCCGAACTCAGGAAGTTCGATGTCGCCCATCTGCACGAGCACAACTGCACGAGCGATTGTGCCGATAGGGATGAGGCTGAGCTCTTGGTTCTTCGGGTTTTCGTCTGCGGGTACATTATTAAAATTAAGCATTATGCTTCTCCTTCGCTAGAAGTTTGAGTTGTAGGATCGACAAATGTTAGATCATTGTCGGTTAGTGGTGAGCCGTTATTCATCTTTTCAATCAGTTTGCCAAGATGCGGCTCTTCGAGAACGTCAAGCCTGCCAGAACGGTCTTTGGCTGGATAGCCCCATTCGTTTAGAGGCTGACATACAAAGGCACGATATTGCCCATGATCACCTGTTAATACTGCCATTGTGATTACTTCGTCTACAATACCGGGCAATTCACGTCCAGTTTTAGCACCTTCGATCTGCATGTTATATTGCTTGCGACCATAATCGTCAGTGATCTCGTCCAAGATGCCGACAAAGATCACGTTCTTTGTGCGGATGTGCTGGATGTGCGTAAGCCACGACATCATCTCGCGTCCGTGCATTCCATAGACTGCGCGTGTATCAACCTTACCAGACCGCTCAGAGCGCGTCTCAGGCTGTTGTAAGCACCACTGAAAGCACAAACGTCCTGCCACGGTGATTGAGTCCACAAACAGCGTATCGTACTTGCTCCACACGTCTGAGGAATCACCGTACATTGCCGCCACATAATCGTAGTGCGACTGGCCGTATGGCTGGTCCTCAGAGAGTGACGGGTTTGCACCGCCCAAGAAGCACGCGAGGTCACGGCATTCTACCCATGTGCGAGGACGCACAACGTCGATAGGATGCCCTTCGATTGCTGTATCGCCAGCTTCCAAGTCCATGAATAGGGTGGTTGCT